GAAGAAGCAGAAAAAAGAGTGCCTAGAAAATACAAAAGTCAAGACCCAGACAAACATTCTGATTTATATACAGATGAAGACCCTAAAGATACTATCAAAGGTCTTGGATTTGTTGATGGTGCCAAAGCTAGAGAAAGCATAAATATAATTAGTAAGTCTGGAAGACCACACGCCCACAAAATGCAAGCTGCTATGGCCATGCACCAAAGAGCAAGAGTAGCTGCCGATAGAGCAAAAAATCCAGAGAGTAAGAAAAACTTACACGCCGCTGAAAAGGTCTATAAAGCGTACATAGAAAAAATGAAGAAGATAACCATTAAGCGTAGAGAGGGCAAATAATGGAACATATTAAATGCATTATAGAATGGGTAAAAGAAAAACTTTTAAAAATTGTAGAGGTTTTGAACCCTGTTCAAAAGAAAAAAGTAGCAAAAAAGAAAGCAGTAGCCAAGAAAAAATCTACTAAATAGTTATAGAAAAGGACAAACGAATGAAGAAATTTAGACTTTCTTTGTTATGTTTAGTTATGATAGCAACACCTGTTGCTGTGGCGGCTGATACGAATACACAATCTAACACTTCCGGCAGTAATACAAATATTACTGGTGGCTACACTACAACTAATAATAATACATATTCTGGTGGTCAAACAAATACTACTACAACCACATCTACAACTACAAATTCTGGTGTAGATACTAGAGTAGCAGGTATGGCGTCAGCACCAAGTATGTCCGCTTACTCACAAGATTTATGTATCGTTGGTATTTCAGGTGGTATATCTACTATCGGTTTAGGAATATCTGGAGGTACATATGTAACTGATGAGAATTGTGAGCGTATTAAACTTTCAAAAACTTTATCAGACCTAGGTATGAAGGTGGCGGCCGTGTCAATCCTCTGCCAAGATGAAAGAGTGTTCTATGCTATGGAACAATCAGGCACACCATGCCCATTTGAAGGTAAGATTGGTAAAGCAGCTTCAGACCAATGGAAAAAATATGACAAGTTAAGACCAGACTTTGTACAGTATACAGACCGACTGAACATTATAAAAACAATGAAAGAAACGGAAAAGAAAGAAAAAGAGCTGGCAATCTGGAAGTCTAAACTTGAATCAAAAGAAAATGTATCTAAAGAAGATAAAAAAGAATTAGATAAAATAGCAGAAGAAATTAAAGCTCTAGAAACTGAAATAGAGTTTGATAAAAAAAAAGTCCAGAAACAGACATTAAATCAAAAATAGTTTATACTGTTTTAGGTCTTATATTCTTTGGCATGATAATATAAGGATTTTTGCATGAAAAAATTATTTTTATTATTATTGTTAACGATACCATATCAAAGTATTGCTGAAACAGCAACATCTGGTAATTTATTACCTAACCAAGGTGATGGTCAAGCTAATTGGCAAAATCAAACAGATGGTTTATCTCCTGATAAAGTAGGTTCAGCCATTAGTGGTCAAGTAGATACAACAGGCGTACATACATTTTTTCAAAATGAATTTGAGTGTGGTGGTAATTGTACAATTAGTGTTGATGGTTCATTACTAGGTCTAGACATCATAACAGAAAATGCTCAATCACATACTACAACAGAAGATAGTTTAGATGGTGGTGTTAGACTTGACGCCATAACTGAGGTACAAAATTGTGAATGGGTAGGTTCATCTTTTCAATGTGGTCAAGCTTCTAGAGGTGGCGGTTCAAGAGATACTTTTTCAACAACAGTAAAAATACTAGATGAAAACAATGAAGTTTTAGCTACTGTAACACAAATTAGAAATAACGATTCAGGTTATTATAGTAATACTCATACATATCAAGATTCTGTAACTCATACTGGTGAGGGTGCTAGAAAATGGGATTGGGAATGGGAAGGTATAGATGGCAGTAGCACAAATAACAACAGTCTAATAGGTCCTAATCTCTTAGGTGCCAGTTTACAAGCGACACTTTTAGATATAAACTATTCACCAATAAGTGCAGAAGAACTATCAAACATCAACACCGCTGTTGAAGAAATAGAAGAAGTCGCAGAAGCGATAGAAGAAAATTTTGAAACACTAAACATAGAGGAAGAATTAGAAAATTTTGGCACACTTACCTTACTAGAAGAACCAACATTTAATACTGAGATAGAAATAGAAGAAGAACTTGCGATTGAAACTATTGAACTTGAAATGCAAGAAGTAGAGGTTAAACAAGTAGAATTAGAAATGTTTAAAGAATTATTTGTTGAAAATTTTAAAGCAATATTAGAAGAAGAAAATTTAGTAGAAGAATTTGAAGAAATATTAATGGAAGAAGCGATAACAGAGGAACAATTTTTTGAAGAAACTGTTAGTATGATAGTGGAAACTTTAGAAGAACCTATGCCTATGCCAACGGAAAATGTATCAACCATAACCGAGGAACCAACAATAGAACCAACGGCGATGGAAGAGGAGGTGGTCCAGACTGAAGAGCCTGTCGCATTGGAAGAAAAGCCAGTTATGGAAGAAACATCTACGGCTATGGAAGAATCTTCTATTGAAGAAAATAATCAACCAGAGGAGGTAACAACATCAGAAAACGAAACTGTAACAACAGAAGAAAATGCCACCGAAGAAAATGTGGCTTCTGAAAATGAACAACCAACAACGGAGGAAAATAATACAAATGCTACCGAAACAACAGCACAGTCTGAGGAAACAAGTAATGAGGGAGATACCGAAACAGAAACAGAAACAGTATCTAATGAATCTAACATGGATGAAACTACGACATCAGAAGGAACACCGACACAGGAAGGCGGTGAAGAAGTTGTCGTTGAGGAAGATACATCAGTTTCAGAATCCTCTACACAAGTTGCAGATATCGGAGCAAAGATAGAAAAAATTATTGCTAAAGTAGAAGCAAAACTTAAAAAAGTATCAGATAGGGTTAGGGCTATACAAGTAGTTACTTTAAAGGGTATGCAATTGGACGCCCCAAATTTATCGGCGTATAACAAACCTATCTATCAAAACCAGAAAATGATAGGTGTTCCTAATCCTAACTTTTTTGATACTATAAATATACTTGAACAGCAACAAATATATGCAGACGCCTCATTAGTAGCGTACACAGGTAATGACCCAATTGCTGTTAAACAAGGTATATTAACAGATATACACAATGAAAAATTAAGAGTATTACAAGAACTCAAAGAACTAAAAAGAGGAAGTTAATGTTTAAAGATATAGATATAAAATGGGTAGCAGCCGCTCTAGGTTTAGTATTAACAATAGGTGGTGGATTTGTTAAGTATGGGGAGATTATGACCAAACTTGAAGCTCTAAGTAAAATCAAAGAATCAGCAAAAGTCAATGCAACAGCAATTAGTGAAGTAGATAAAAATTCTAAAATTAATGGCAAAGAAATTGAATTGTTGAAATTACAAATTAGAGAAATACAAGCTAAATCAGGTAACCCACTATCAAATTAAAATGTCGCCATCCACGAATAACAATAATAGTGTGCAAAAATTAGCAGTAGAAGTTGAAGGTATAAAAAAAGAACTTGCTGGACAAGTACAAATTCATGCAAGACTAGATACTGCTATAGATAAATTGACTGATGTTTCCACATCTATTAAGTCAATGTTAGCTGTGCATGAAGAAAAACTATCACAACAAGAAAAGGTAGATGATATCCTTTTTGAGAAAGTGAAAGAAAGAGCAGAAGAATTAGACATTGTTTATCGTGATTTACAAAGAGATATATCACAAGTAGAAAAAAGACTTTTACTAGAAATCAAATCATTAAAATCAGACCTTACTGATAGGGTCGGTATCTTAGAAAGGTGGCGCTGGTTTATACTAGGTGGTGCCTTGGTTCTTGGTTATATATTAGCAAAAAATCTACCAATATTTTTAGCGGCTATAGCGAACTAGACTTGACATTTTAGTAGTATTCATATATACTAACTATCGTGTTATGTCAAATTATGTAGATTTAAAATATATTAATATTCTCTCATCTAGGTTACAGATGTTCAAACGAAAGAATGACTATCTGTTTAACTTTAGGTGCCCTTATTGTGGTGATTCTCAAAAAGACAAAACAAAGGCTAGAGGGTATCTGTATCGTGTAAAAACAAATATGTTTTACAAGTGCCACAATTGTGGTGTAGGTACAAATCTAGCAGGTCTAATTAAAAAATTAGACACTAAACTATATTCTGAATATACAGTAGAAAGATATAGAAAGACTGATACTAAAAAAGAAAAGGTTGAATTTGATTTTAAACCTTTTAAGAATGAAGATACTGATATTATAAACGGACTTAAAAAGATAGCAGAACTAGATTTAGAACACCCTGCTAGGGTATATTGTGAAAATAGAAAACTTACAGGACATCTAAACAAATTATATTTTGCACCTAAGTTTATGACATTTTGTAACAAAGCAAAACCAAAAACTTATGTAGATATAACTAGAGATTATCCTAGATTAATTATACCTTTTTATAATGAGCATGGTGAATTTTTTGCATTTCAAGGAAGAGCATTTGGTAAAGAACAACCAAAGTATGTAACTATAAAATTAGATGAAGAACAATTAAAAATTTATGGTCTAGATAGAATTGTTTATGATGATGATATTCGTATTGTTGAAGGTCCTCTAGATAGTTTATTTGTAGAAAATTGTGTGGCAGCTGCTGGTGCAGATTTAAGAGAAATTAATAATAATTTATTGAAAGACCCACAGCAAATGATTTATATATATGATAACGAACCACGAAATAATGAAATCATCAAAAGAATGTATAAGGCGATTGATGATGGTCACAAAATAGTTATTTGGCCTGATGATTTAAAAGAGAAAGATATTAATGATATGGTGATATCTGGTCTTGATGTAGAAGAAATAATTTATAATAATACATATCATGGTCTTAGTGCAATTGCTAAGTTAGATTTTTGGAAGAGAGTGTAAAATGAATGACAATATTAATGTAGTTAAACGAAACGGTAGAGGAAAAGAACCACTTAACATTCAAAAAATCCACGATATGGTTGAACACGCTTGTGAAGATATAACAGGTGTATCACCATCAGAAGTAGAGATGAATAGTGGTTTACAATTTTACGATAACATCACAACAAACGATATACAACACATACTAATTAAGTCAGCGGCTGATTTAATCTCATTAGAAAAACCAAACTATCAATATGTAGCTGCTAGATTATTATTATTTCAATTAAGAAAATCATTAAACAGAAAACTTTGGGACCACCCACACATATATGACCATACAAAAAAATGTATTGAATTAGGTTTATATGATAAAGACTTATTAAAGTGGTATGATAAAAGAGATTGGGATAGAATGGAACAATGGATTGTACACGAAAGAGATTATGAATTTACATATGCTGGTCTAAGACAAGTTATAGACAAATATCTAGTGCAAGATAGAAGCACAGGTGAAGTTTATGAAACACCTCAATTTATGTATATGCTCATAGCTGCCACGATATTTCATAACTACCCTAAACAAACAAGACTTACCTACATTAAAAAATACTATCGTGCAATTAGCAAACACTTAATCAACATACCAACACCTGTAATGGCAGGTGTAAGAACACCACTTAAACAATATGCCTCTTGTGTTTTAGTAGATAGTGATGATACATTGCCATCTATTTTTACATCTGATATGGCGATAGGTAGATATGTTGCACAAAGAGCCGGCATTGGTATAAATGCAGGTCGTATTAGAGGTATCAATTCTAGAATTAGAGGTGGTGAAGTACAACATACAGGTGTCATACCATTTCTTAAAAAATTTGAGGCGACAGTAAAATGTTGTACACAAAATGGTGTAAGAGGCGGTAGTGCGACTGTTCACTTTCCAATATGGCACAAAGAGATAGAAGATATATTAGTTTTAAAAAACAATAAAGGTAGTGAAGATAATAGAGTTAGAAAACTAGATTACTCAATACAACTATCTAAAATATTTTACGAAAGATTTATCAAAGATGAAGACATAACTTTATTCTCACCTCATGAGGTGCCTGAATTATATGAACATTGGGGTACAGACAAGTTTGATGAAGAATATGAAAAAGCAGAAAGAAAAACCTCAGTATTTAAAAAGAAAATATCTGCTCAAGAATTGTTTATGTCCATGTTAAAAGAAAGAGCAGAAACAGGTCGTATCTATATTATGAACATAGACCATTGTAATACTCATTCATCATTTAAAGATTTAGTAACCATGTCTAACTTATGTCAAGAGATTACTTTACCTACCACTCCGTTGCAACATATAGACGGAGAAGGCGAGATTGCATTGTGCATATTAAGTGCTATCAATGTAGGAAAACTAGTCTATTTTGATGACCTGGATGGTCTGTGCGACTTATCCGTGAGAGCTTTAGATGAGATAATTGAACATCAAGGATATCCAGTCAAGGCGGCTGAGATATCAACAAAATCTAGAAGAAGTTTAGGGATTGGTTATATTGGTCTGGCACATTATCTTGCTAGACTTGGTTATAATTACGGTGAGAAAGGTGCTTGGGAAGCAGTAGATGAACTTACCGAATACTTCCAGTATTACTTACTCAAAGCTAGTAATAATCTTGCAAAAGAAAAAGGCAAATGTGAATACTTTGCCAAAACAAAATATTCTGATGGCGTTCTACCTATTGACACCTATAAAAAAGATGTAGATGAGATTGTAAATCGCAAATACTCTTGTGATTGGGAATCATTAAGGAAAGATATAATTGAGCATGGCCTACGACATAGCACACTCTCAGCTCAAATGCCATCAGAATCCTCTAGTGTGGTTTCTAATGCTACAAATGGTATAGAACCACCTAGAGATTTTTTATCAGTTAAAAAATCAAAACAAGGTCCACTTAAACAAGTAGTGCCACAATACTCAACATTAAAAAGTAAATACACTTTATTATGGGGGCAACCTTCAAATTCAGGATATATAAATATCGTTGCAGTTATGCAGAAGTATTTTGACCAAGCTATATCAGGTAATTGGTCATACAATCCAGAAAACTATGAAGAAAATCAAGTGCCACTTTCCGAAATGGCAAAAGATTTGTTGACAACATACAAATATGGTTGGAAAACATCTTACTATCAAAACACATATGATGGTAAATCAGATGATGATGATAAACCAGATGTGTTAGAAGATAAACCTAACATGAGTGTAACCGAAGAAGAACAAGAGGAGTGTGAATCTTGCACGATATGAAATCAGTATTCAACAAAGAAAAAAAATTAGACTTTACAAAACAACCAATGTTTTTTGGTAAAGATTTAGCAGTACAAAGATATGATACATTTAAGTATCCTATATTTGATAAACTTACACAACAACAATTAGGTTTCTTTTGGAGACCAGAAGAAGTATCTTTACAAAAAGATAGAAATGATTATCAGGCATTAAGACCTGAACATAAATTTATATTTACATCTAACTTAAAATATCAAACAATGTTAGATAGTGTACAAGGTAGAGGACCTGCTCTTGCATTTTTACCATTTGTAAGTTTACCAGAATTAGAATCATGTATCTTAACATGGGATTTTATGGAAACTATACACTCTAGGTCTTACACATATATTATAAAAAATCTGTACCCAAATCCTAATGAAGTATTTGACACTATTATAGAAGATGAAAAGATAGAAGAAAGAGCAAAGTCAGTTACCAAAGCATATGATGATTTAATTGAGATTGGATATAAAAAACAAATGGGTCAAAATGTAGATGAATACGAACTTAAAAAGAAACTATGGTTGGCATTATGCACAGTAAACATATTAGAAGGTCTAAGATTTTATGTATCATTTGCTTGTAGTTTTGCTTTTGGCGAATTAAAACAATTAGAAGGCTCTGCTAAGATTATATCTTTTATTGCAAGAGATGAATCAAAACATTTAGCTATATCTCAAAAAATAATTAATAATTATCGTGAACATGAAGATGATAAAGTTATGCTAAAAGTTATAGAAGATACAAAAGATGACATTGTAAAAATGTATGATGACGCCGTAGAAGAAGAAAAAAGGTGGGCAACCTACTTATTAACAAAAGGTTCTATGATAGGATTATCAGAAAAATTATTACACGGATTTGTAGAACATATGGCAAACAAAAGAATGAGAAACATTGGCCTTGAATCAAAGTATGAACAAAAAACAAATCCTCTACCTTGGGTAAATCATTGGTTAAATTCTAAAGGTTTACAAAATGCACCACAAGAAACTGAAATAGAAAGTTATGTAATTGGTGGTGTTAAACAAGATGTAGAAAAAGATTCATTTAAGGAATTTAAATTATAATGGAAGAATATCAAAAAATAGAAATATGGTGTTCAAATTGCGATACTGAATTTGAGGTTAAATGGGATATTGAACACCCATCCTACCCTACAACCTGTCCTTTTTGTGGAGCTGAAATAGATGATGAAGAACAAGAACATGATAGCGGGTGTTGATTACAGTTTAAACTCACCAGCAATATGCATATCAAATGGTAATACATCTTACAAAAATTGCCAATTCCATTACCTGACCAGTAAAAAAAAATGGGAAGGTAAAATTACAAATAATATAACAGGTCATTTACATAAAGAATGGACTGACCCTATTGAGAGGTTTAATAATTTAGCTAGTTGGGTTCATGCTTGTTTAAGAAACTATGGTGATATTAGTTTATACAATAGTAAAACAACAAAACTTTTTATAGAGGGTTATTCATACGGCAGTAAAGGTCAAGCATTATTTCAAATAGCTGAAAATGGTGGCATATTAAAATCATTTTTAAGAGCAAAAAAAATTAAGTATGATATTATTGTACCTAGTGTTGTAAAAAAATGTGCAACGGAAAAAGGTAATGCAAATAAAGAATTAATGTATGAGTGTTTTTCAAATCATACAAAAACAAATTTAATGAAAGAATTTGAGGTGAATAAATGTGTGAATCCTATATCTGATATAGTAGATTCATATTACATAATGAAATGTGGTCATGAAAGTATTAAAAGCTAATCAAAGAGTTCCTAATCCACCTGTGCCTGTTATAGAATATCCTGTAAATGATTTAATGTTAACAGCACCAATAAAGTGGAACATGAAAAAAATGCCACAGTTTAAAGAAAGTGTTGAAGCTGTTGGTATGATATGGCCTATTATTATTGTAGACTTAGAAAACTATTGGCAACCCATGAAAGATGATAGATGGCCTAGAAATGAATCAACAGGTGAATTTATACCTGGTGTTGCAGTACATACAGGAAACAAAAGGGTTATGTGGGCAAAAGAAAATGGTTATGATTTAATTGAGGCATACTTGGTCACCGACAGAAACCATAAAGATGAAATAGTTAGACAAACTTTTATAGCGAGAGGATTATGGCCTACAAAGAATCAGTAGCAAGAAAATTATTTAAAGATAATATAACATCTATTGAAATGGGTACTCATAACTATTGTAATCGTACTTGTAATTTTTGTCCATTGTCTAGAGATGATGTAAATCGTAGAGATAAAAAGAAAACAAAATTTATGGATAAACTGATGTTTCAAAACATCTTAGAGCAGTTAGCTGAAATAGATTTTGATGGTCGTATAGATTTTTCTAGATACCATGAACCATTATCTCATAAAGAGGATATATTAGAAAGATGTCGTTTAGTAAATTATTATTTACCAAAAGCAAAAATTAGTATTAATACAAATTCAGATTATTTAAATAGAGAATACATTGATGAATTATTAAATTGTTATGTAGACCATATTGCGATACAAGCTTATATGAAAAATGGTGCCGTTGCATATGATGAAAATGAAGTGTTTAAAAGAATTAATAAAATATGTAAAAAAATAAATGTTAGACCAATAAATCCAGATGAACATAAAAACAAAGACTGGATTAGATATCAATTACCTCAAATTAAATCTACAATACACGCTAGAAACTATTGGGTAAATGGTATGAATAGAGCAGGTACAGTTTTAGATTTAAATTATAAAAGAACAGAACCTTGCACAAGTATGGACAAAGGTGTTTACATTGAATATGATGGCAGTATGACAGCGTGCTGTGATATGATTGCACCTGAATTACATAAAGATTGGGTTATAGGTGATATAAAAAAAGAAACTAACTTGTTTAAAAATTATGCAAGTGAAAAATATCAAGGTTTTAAGAAAAGAATAAATAGTGCTGATTGGGTTGAAGGTTCGCCTTGTATAAAATGTAAGCGTGATATTAGAGGACATAAAAAATGATTACAGTACCTAGTGAAGGACAATATAATATGCATAATACAGAGTTTTGCCCTCATGCAAATTTTGTAGATTTTATTCAGCCAAAATATTATAGAGGTCTATTAAAACATTTTCCAAGTGATGACTTATTTAAAGATGAATTTCCAGAAGAAAGAAAACATGGACAACGACCACATTGCCGTAGATTTTTTTGTATAGGCGAAACACAAGGTAGTAAATATTTTGATGATTATTTACTAGAACCAAATAAATTACCACCTATATGGCAAAATTTTATTATGACTATCTACAATAGTGGTCAATATAAATCATTTATTAGAAGAGCATTAGACTGTAAAGATTTTAAATTTAGATTTGATTTTCACAGAACAAGAGGTGGATTAGATGTATCACCTCATATAGATAGTTTAGGTAAAATAGGTTCTCATTTATTTTATTTTATGCCTGATGAGTGGACAGATTTATCTGGCGGTAAAACAATATTTTATCTTGGTAAAAAAGTAAATAAAATGAATCCTGAACCAAAAGATTTTAAAAAATCAGTAACAACAAGTGTGATAGGTAATCGCTCTTGTTTATTTAAAAATGTAGAAGATGGTTGGCATGGCGTTACGCAGGTCAATTCACTTGTACACCGACAAATATGTAATGTGGTGATATTAAAATGATAGACATAACAGCAGAATTATTAAATGACATACCTTGGTTTGATGGTATAATTTATATTATACTTATCATAGCATTGTATATATTAAAAAAAATTATAGATAAGAGATTTTAAAATGGCAGCTACTCTTAACAGGATTTTGGCAAAGGTTGATTCTTTGGGTGATGAATATTTTGTATTACATTCAGAAATAAAACCTTATGGTCCTGGCACTAGAAGATTTATGTTAGGGCGACACAGAAAAGTCCCAAAACAAATACAAAAATTACCAAACGGAAAATTTAGTAGAGATTTAGGTGAACAGACTTATATGCATAGAACACCTTTACCAGCATTACAATTTGAAGAATGGTTAGATGAGTTTATTAATGAGGTGAAAAAATGAGTAAGTCAGCAATACCATTTGTACCACAACCAAAAAAAAATGGTAGTGGTAAAATAGTTAAAGTACAAAAAACAGTAAGTCATGGAACTTATCGTTGTAAAAGAAAACCAAATAGTAAGAGGTGTAGAAATGTTTAGTGATATAAAAGTACCCTTTAATAGTGTTATGTTATACAATGTGGCAAAACTAAAAGATGGTGTTTCAATATCAGATGTTGAAGAACATCTAGGTACAATGTGTAATATAGTAAAAAACAAATATAAAGGATTTTTAGCAGGTCAAGTTTTTGAATATGCCGGTTTTGTAAGTAATGAGGGTTCTGTTGGTGATTTAGGACCAGAAGGTAATCATATTGCGATTATCACATATTGGACTTCTTTTGATGAACATGAGAGAAGTCATGCAGACACAGATTTTAAGAATGAGTTTTGTAAACTATTAGAGTTTTGTGATGATACAAAAGAATTAGGTTACAAACTTATGTGGCAAGGAGAACAAGAGTTAGATAATTTATATAAGGAGACCGTAAAATAATGTGTGCAATACATGGATTTTGTTGGCCATCGGAAGAAAAAATAAATGAAATGTTATGTGAGGCTCATCATAGAGGACCTGATGGTTCTGATAAATGGATTTCAGATGATATTACTTTAGGTCATAATTTATTATCAATTGTAGATACTGTTGAAAATGGTAAACAACCATTTTATTATGAAGACTTAATATTGGTTTACAATGGTGAAATTTACAACTACAAAGAATTACAAAAGACATTAAAAACATCTTGTAAAACCGACACAGATACAGAAGTTTTAATTAGAGGTATAAAAGAACACGGTAAAGAGTTTGTATATAAACTAGATGGTATGTTCGCATTTGCCTGTTATAATAAAACAACAAAAGAATTAATTTTAGCAAGAGATAGAAATGGTGCAAAGCCATTATATTGGGGTAAAGTAGGAGGCAAGTTTGCTTTTTCATCAGAAATAAAAAGTTTACTTAAATTAGGTTTTGAAAGAAAAGTAGATAAAGAAGGTTTAGGTCATTATTACAAACAAGGTTATAATTCAGGATATCTAACACTATTTAAAGGTATTAGAAAGTTTATACCTGGTGAAGTTATGACTTATAATGTTGCAACTGATAAAACAGATAGTGTAAACATTAATAACTTACCAATACCAGGTCAAGATATTTGGAACCATATGAAACTGTCCGATGAGCCATTTAGAGTGCCAGAAGATTTTAATGTTTTGATAAAACAAAGATTACATGAATCAGTAATGATGTCATTAATGGGTAGGCGAGAGATAGGTTTATTTTTAAGTGGTGGTATTGATAGTACATCTATATTTATGGAGATACCTAAAAAGAAAGATACAAAATGTTTTTCAACTTGTTTTGATTTAATTTTAAAAACAAGTAGATTAAATGAAGACCATAACTTAGCACGAAAAATAGCAGAAGAACACAGAGCACCATTTCATTCAGTTAAATGCACAAATCAAGAATACATAGATAACGCTGAGGCTACACTATTGGCATTAGAAGAACCTAGACAAAGTAAAAGTTTGCCGTCATATTATGTTACTAATAAAAGAATTAAAAAAGAAGGTGTAACAGTTACATTAAGTGGTGATGGCGGTGATGAAATACTTGCAGGTTACAAACATCATAGAGTTCCTAATTGGCATACAAAATTAAAAGCTCTATGTGCTAATCACAGACAGTTAAAAAATCCAGATATATGGAAAAGTCATAACCAACAAATAGAATATTTAGAAGATTGGTTTCCAGATAAGCAAATAGGTCTTGATTCAAATGAAAAGTTAAATGATTTTATGAGATACGAATGTTTAAATACACTTGCTGAAGATTTTTTAATTAGAAATGATAAGTTAGGTATGGCACATAGTATGGAAGGTAGATTTCCTATGTTAATGAATCATTTTAAAAACTTTGTAATGTCTATACCAAGTGCATATAAAGTTAACGATTCATTTTTAAAAGGCAACTGGTCATTACATAATAAACCATTACTGAAAGAGGCTTATAAAGATGTATTACCTTTATCAATAATTATGAGAGGTAAAACTGGTTGGAGATTTCCAACAGATGAAATGTTGATTGGTAATAAATCTCATCCTGCTAATGATGGTCACCCTCATCAAATGAGATTAAGACATTTTGTTTATGAAACATTAAACAATCCTGAAATCATGGATATATTTGAATATACAGAACCTATGATATGGGATAAATATTTGTGTAACTCTGGTTGGGAAATGGGAACAGATTTATCTGGTAATCCTCAAATGAAACCTAACGAAGGTGAAAAAGCTCAAAAAGAATTATTTACAATATTAAATTTTGCGATTTGGTATAAAGTTTTTAATATGAATATGTAAGGAGATATTATGAAATATAGTTTGTCAAGTGATACTTGGGATAAAGAAGAGCTACAAGCAATACAAGATGTCATTGATAGTGGTCGCTATACAATGGGTCCGAAAGTAGCACAGTTTGAAAAAGAGTTTGCAAAACACTTTGGTGTTGAGTATGCTGTTATGGTAAATTCAGGCAGTACGGCAAACTTATTAATGTGGTCATTATTAGTAAACAAAGACCAACTACACGGCGATGTTATAGTGCCAGCTGTATCATGGTCAACAACATATTTTCCCTTATTACAAAATCATTTTATGCCTAATTTTGTTGATGTTAATTTAGACACATTAAACATAGATGTTGATAAAATAGAAAACGCTATAGGTCCTGATACAGTAGCTATATTTGCTGTTAACTTATTAGGTAACTCTTGCGACTATAAACGAATTAAAGAAATTGCAGATAAACACAAATTACTAATAATAGAAGACAATTGCGAAAGTTTAGGTGCAATATCTAATTTAACTTATGCAGATTTAAAAAATAGTAGTATCAAAACTAAACATTGTGGCACAGTAGGTCGTATGGGTAGTTTCTCATTCTTCTTTTCACATCATATGCAAACTATGGAAGGTGGTATGATATTATGCCACGATAAAGATGATTACGATTATTTAAGGTCATTAAGAGCTCATGGTTGGTGTAGAGATTTACCAGATGACAATAATCTATATCAAAAAACTGGCGACCCATTTAAAGATAGTTTTACTTTTGTAACACCAGGTTATAGTGTAAGACCTTTAGAAATGAGTGGTGCAATAGGTAGTGTTCAACTCAAAAAGTGTGATAGATTTATAGAACAAAGAAGAAGAAATGCAAAAATATTTGTAGATAGATTTGAAAATATGCCTAATGTTAAGATACAAAAAGAAATAGGTAAATCATCATGGTTCGGTTTTTCAATTATACTTACGGATAAACTAGAAGGTAGGCGAGATGAAGTTATAGAAAAACTAACTGAGTTAGGTGTAGAAACTAGACCTATCATTGCAGGTAATTTTTTAAGGCAACCTGTTATAGATTATTTTAATTACACTTCAACATTAGGTGGGTTAGAAAATGCAAACTATTTACATGATAATGGTTTCTTTATAGGTAATGATATAGTGGATTTATATGATAATATAAGAATGGTACAAAAAGCTCTACAAGAAATAGGAGGTGGGCAATGAAAACAGCGCTAATAACAGGTGTTACAGGACAAGACGGATGTTATCTTGCAAAAAATTTATTAGATAAAGGTTATAAAGTTTATGGTGCTGTAAAACATACGACAGGTATTCAAAACTGGCGACTAGATGAAATGGGTATTACACATGATATAGAATATGTTGATGTTGATATTGTAGACCAAGCAAATGTTAGAAGAATGATAGACAAAACAAAACCAGATGAAGTATATAATCTGGCTGCTCAATCGTTTGTTGCATTATCTTTTGAACAACCTGAAATGGCAGCTCTTATAGATGGTGTTGGCGTATTAAGAGTGTTAGAAACTATCTATCAAGTAAATCCTGATATTAAGTTTTATCAAGCGTCAACAAGTGAACTGTTTGGTAAAGTACAAGAAATACCACAAAACGAAAACACAAAATTTTATCCAAGAAGTCCTTATGCTTGTGCAAAATTATATGGTCATAGTATTACAATTAATTATCGTGAGGCATATAATATGTACGCTTGTAGTGGTATATTATTTAATCACGAATCACCAATGCGAGGTTCAGAATTTGTTACTAGAAAAATAACTAAGGGCATATGTAATTTTTTAAACACAAAAGAACCTGTTACATTAGGTACGATTGAGGCACAAAGAGATTGGGGTCATGCCGAAGATTATGTAGAAGGTATGAGATTAATGTTACAACAAGATAAACCAGATGATTATGTTTTAGCAACTGGTGAATGTTATTCAGTAAAAGAATTTGCAGATATGGTCTTAGACAAATTAGCTATAGAGCATACTTGGGGTAAAAAAAGAGTAGGTGAAATTTTTATAGATGAGTGTTATGATTTTAATGGCAATGTTATTATAACAACAGATGAAAAATATAAAAGACCTGCCGAGGTAGATTTATTAATAGGTGATTCAACAAAGGCAAGAGAACAGTTAGGTTGGAAACCTAAACACGATATAAACAGTTTGATTGATGATATGTTAAAATGGGATTTAAAAAGAGCTAATCTATGATAGAGAAGTATTTTGTTACAACAATGAATAGAAATCTATACCATTCATATGGTCATAGACTACTAGAATCATACGAACAAACACAACAGGAAATACCAATGTATGTGTATTGTGAAGATGGTTTTAAAGAACTATCACACAAAAATGTTGTATGGTTAAATTTATTTGAATTAGAACCAGAGTGTCAAGCATTTGTAAAAAGAAACAACGATAAAAAACCAAAAGGTTTTATGGAAGACGCTGTTAGATTTTGTTATAAAGTTTTTGCTCAATGCAATGCCTCTAGATTTGGTAACAAAATGTTTTACATAGACGCTGATTCAGTTTTTATAAAACAGATACCTAATTCTTGGTTTGAAGAATGTTTACCTGATGATGTGTTTACATCTTTTTATTATAGACATGGTTTATATACTGAAACAGGTTTTGTAGCATTTAATAATACAAAAAAATGTACATCAGGATTTTACGACCATTATAAAAATCTATATATAACAGATAGAGTGTATACTATATCAGCTCAAACTGATTGTCATACATTTGATAACACAAGAAAACATTATAGTGTATATAGTGAAGAAGTGTATAAAGAAAAACGACTAGGTGATGGTCAGAAAGGCCATATTATGGCGAGATGTAAATTTATAGGACCTTATATTGACCACAGAAAAGGCAATAGAAAGGAAAAAAATCAATCACCAGAATGGGTGAGGGAAAATCATGGGTAATATATCAGGCAAAGTATGGGGTCAGACTGAACTAGTATTTGCAAATTCTAATATTGAATTTCATAGAATAGATATTAGTAAAGGTGGCATATGTAGTAAACATAAACACAATTATAAATTTAATGGTTTTTATGTAGTTAGTGGTCAGTTATTAATTAGAGTATGGAAAAATGACTACGACTTGATTGATAAAACTATTTTAAATCCTGGAGATTTTATGAGTGTATCACCAGGTGAGTATCATCAATTTGAAGCGTTAGAAGATTGTATAGCATTTGAATTATACTATGCACATTTTGACCATGATGATATACAAAGAGAAACAGTAGGTGAATTAAAACAATGATAGTGGTAGAATTTTTTACATGGGCATTTATAATATGTTTTGTGTGGATAGCAATAGAGGATAGTGTATGATAATCGTAGCAGGACCTTGTCAATTAGAATCATCAGAACAGGCTATAGATATAGCTTCTGAACTTTATACTGTATGTCAAGAATATGATTTTGATTATTATTTTAAATCATCATTTGACAAAGCAAACAGAACATCAATACATGGTAAAAGAGGACCAGGTATGAGTAAAGGTCTTGAATGGTTGAATGATGTAAAGACAGAGGTAGGTTGTAAAGTGTTAACAGATGTACACGAAACTTGGCAACTAAAAGAAGTAGCACCTATTGTAGATGTATTACAGATACCAGCATTTTTATGTAGACAAACAGATTTATTAACTAGAAGTGTAGAGATTGCAAACTTGTTAGATAAAAAAGTTAACATTAAAAAAGGACAGTTTTTAGCACCTTGGGATATAAAAGGTATTTTATCAAAAACAGGAACAGAAAATGTTTGGATTACAGAAAGAGGAACAAGTTTTGGGTATAATACATTGATAACTGATTTTACAGGTGTTCAATATATGAAACAAGAATATCCTGTACCAATAATATTTGACGCTACTCATTCAGTACAAAAACCTGGTGGTATGGGAACTGCCTCAGGTGGTAATCGTGAGTATGTGCCTGGTTTAATTAGAGCTGCCGTTGTGCAAGGTGTAGATGGAGTATTTTTAGAATGTCATCATGACCCAGACAGCGCTCCTAGTGATGGACCTAATATGGTAAAAATGGAACATATGAAAACTATATTATCTGAAATATGTTTACTTGATGAAATTGAAATAAAATATAATTATGATTAATGTTTTTATAGGATATGATAGTAAAGAAAAGGTTGCATTTAATGTACTTGCATATAGTATATTAAGAAACTCTACCAAACCTGTATCAATCACACCAGTTTACTTACCAAATATTCGTGATGATTTTGTAAGAGAAAGAAATAATTTATCATCAACAGAATTTTCATTTAGTAGATTTATCGTACCACATCTTATGAATTATAGAGGGTGGGCGGTTTTTATGGATTGCGACCAATTAATGTTGGGTGATATTGCAGAACTATGGCGATTAAGAGATGATAAGTATGCAGTACAATTATGTAAACATGACTACACACCAGTAGAAGATAAAAAGTTTTTAGGTCAAGTGCAAACAAAGTACGAGAAAAAGAATTGGTCATCATTTATGTTAATGAACTGTAATAAATGTAGTGAACTTACACCTGATTATGTCAATAGTGCAACAGGTTTACAACTACATCAATTTAAGTGGTTAGAAAGTGATGAACTAATAGGAGATTTACCGTTAGAATGGAACTGGTTAGTAGATGAACCAGGTTATAACACTAAATCAAAAGTTAATAATATTCATTTTACAAAAGGTGGTCCGTG